CAGAACGTCCTTCAGTACATCAGCGGTACGGTCAAGAACGGCGCCGAAGTGCCGACCTTTGGCGTGTGCGGCTTTGGTACTTGGACCCTGCTGGCGCAGGATTACGTTGGTCAAGAGCAGTACGTTATCACGCCGGGTTCCGGTTTTGATGGCGATGCCAATGGCCCGCAGGCTGCGTTCCGCGCGCTCATGGTTGCCGGTGTGCCGATCTACCCCGATCCGTACTGCCCCGAAGGCACCATGTACTTCCTAAACACCAACTACCTGTCGCTGTACATCCACGATCAGGGTTCGTTTGTGTTCACGGGCTTTGAGTCCACCCTGCCTAACTGGCAGATTGGTTATGTCGGTGCCGTGCTCATGATTGCGGAGTTGGTAAATACCAAGCCTCGCGCCATGACCAAGGTTACTGGCTATAACGCTCTCACGATCTAAGGAGGCAGAACAATGGCTCTCGGTCTAAACAAGATCATCATTGCAAACGCCTCGGCCAACACGCCGGGCGCGTATTTGCAGCCTGTGAGTGTTGCCAACGTGGGCGCGGGTAACTCCACCGCCATGTTGAACTCGCAGTTCATTCCTGCCGGCACCTACCTGATGCTGCCCGCGGCCAACGTCACGGTGGAAGTCAACAACTACACGGGCACGGCAAATAGCTGGTCCACGCTGTTGGCTAACAACGTGGGCGGTGTGCTGATTTCGGACGGCTTCAACGTGCGCGCCAACGCTGTTACGGGTACGCAGACCGTGACGCTGCTGACCGTGAACGGTGGCGGCAACGTGTCTAGCGGTTCCGGCACGGCTTGGTAAAGGAGGCAACCCATGGCGTCCCCACAATACGTTGGTAATGACTACCAGGACTCGTTTGGGTCTTACCGGATTGCGTTTGTTTCCGGTCAATCGCTTGCCAGCACGGGCAACGCTGTGGTTAGCCTGCCTGTTCTTAGCGGCGGTATTGGCGGCGCCTTTGGTAACGGCTCGTACATCATCCGCCGCATCACCATCACCAACCCGTCTAACACGGCGGGTGGTTCGGTGCCGAATATTGCCACCGCTAACGTGACAATCCTGACCACCAGCGATGGCAACACGTCTAACGCCGTCACCACCGCTGCCGGCCAGACCATCGGCAACGTGACCGCGGCTAACACTTGGCAAGACCTGACGCTCATTGCTGCGGCGGCCACTACGGCTTACGCAGCGCCTGTACTGTTTGTTAAGGTGGGTACGGCTGTGGCTAACTCGGCGGTGAACATCTCGGTTTGGGGCGATATTGTCTCCCTATGAGTGATGTATGGGTTGTCAACGGCACGAAAGAGCCTTTTCAGGACATGTGGCATGGGGACACATATACGTTCCCGCCCGGAAAGGCCGTTATGGTGCCTTTGGAGGTTGCGCGGCACGTCTTTGGGTACGGATTGGATAATCGCGTACCCGTGCTTGCCAGGCTAGGCTGGGCTGTAACGTCAAATGACGTTGCAAAGGGCTTGGAGCGGCTAAATCGGTTTGTTATTTCCGATGAGGAGCCAAAACAGGAGCGTACCAAGGTTATTGCACTCGTAACATGAGTTGGAGAGTCAATGGCTACCCTTCAGACTTACATTACGCAGTGCAGGCGGCTTTTGCATGACGCAAACGCCAACTTTTGGTCTGACTCTGAGCTAACCGACTACATCAATGCCGCCCGTGAGCGGCTGGTGCGTGATACGGGTTGTCTGCGCACCATCCAGACCGTCAACACGGTTACAAACCAAGAAGTCTATCAGTTTAGCGCGCTTCCGAGCGGCATTCAGACGATGGACATCCTGAACATCAATTTGTACTGGGGCAACACGCGCATACCGTTGCGCTACCTGCCTTGGACCCAGTTTAACGCCGAGTTGCGGTTTTGGCAGAACTACTATGGCCGACCCATTGCGTTTACGGTGTATGGGCAGCAGGCATTCTACCTAGCGCCCGTGCCTGACCAGGTTTACGCGATGGAGTTGGACACCATTATCCTGCCCACGCCGCTGGTGAACACCTCTGACGTGGACCCCATCATCAGCCCATGGACTGACCCTGTAGCTTACTACGCTTGCCACACGGCCAAGTTTAAGGAGCAGTCTTATGGTGAGGCTGAGATATTCTTGAACCAGTACAAAGCTAAGGCCATGTCCGTGATTAACACTTCGTTCACGCGCAGGATGCCAGATCCTTACAGCACGCCGTATTGATATGCCCGCGGCAGAGCAGAGAAAATCCTATCAGGTCGTCAAGAACTTCAAGGGTGTAAATACCCAGGCTAACCGCACGGCCATTGATAATGATGAGTTTGCTTGGCTGGAGAATGCGCAGCCGATTGGATTTGGCAACATTAAGACGCTGGGCGTGCAATCCGCTAGTTTGTATGCGTGGAACGGCACGCCTACGGCAATGTACAGTTGCAGCATCAAGAATGTGGATTACGTTATTGGTTTTTTTGGCAATGGCGGGGCTGATTACTTCCGGGTTGATACGGGCGCGGGCGGTGTGTTGGCTGCTGCGGGCAAGTTTTCGGCGTCGGGTGTTAGGATTGCGCAGTGGAAAAACGAGCGCATTCTTATCATTGATACCGACAAGGGGCTGTTCACTTGGGATGCCACCAATGTGGTGTCTATTGGTTCTATCTCGGCTTACGGCATTACCAACGCCGGAACGGGCTACACCTCTGCGCCTTCTGTAGCGATTGGAGCGCCCAACGAGACAGGCGGTGTTCAGGCTGTTGCCACGGCGTTGGTGACGGCAGGTTCTGTAAGCGGGCTGCTGTTTACGGAGACCGGATCGGGTTACACCTCACCTCCCAGCATCACGTTTACGGGCGGTGGAGGCTCTAGCGCGGCGGCGGTGGTCAGTACCCTCAGCTTTGCCAAGGGAACGGCTGCTGCGACCGTTCTGAGCGGCGGTACGGGCTATTCCAGCGCGCCAGGCGTTACCTTTAGCGGCGGCGGTGGTGCGGGCGCTGCGGGCACGGCAATTATTTCTGGCGGCGCCGTCATTGCCATTATTATGACCAACAACGGCACGGGGTACACCTCTGCGCCGTCAGTCTCGTTCAGCACAGGAGCGGCCATTGCGCAGGGTGTGGCTAGTACGGACCAGAGCGTGGATGTCTCTACGTTTTCGGGGCGGGTCTGGGTGGCGCAGGGGCGAACTGTCTACTATTCGGCAGCGGGCAAGTATAACGACTTCGTAAGCGTGAGCGCCGGCAACATCCTGCTGACGGACGAGACGTTACACAATAACATCACGGCGCTGCTGCCAGCCAATAACTTCCTGTACGTGTTTGGCGATGACAGCATCAACGTGTTCTCGGACGTTCGTGTACAAACAAACGGCACTACCATCTTCACCAACACCAATGCCAGCGCCTCGGTTGGCACTAAGCGCAACATGACCATCTATCCGTATTTTCGGTCAGTGTTGTTTATGAATGATTATGGCGTTTATGCGTTGGTTGGTTCAACTACAAGTAAACTTAGCACGCAGTTAGACGGCATATTTCCATTAATTGATTTTACTCAGCCGGTGAGCGGCGGCCAGGTGTTGCTGAACAACATTCTGTGCGCTGCTTGGTCTTTCACATACAACGATCCGCTGACCAGCCCGCGGCAAATCCAGGCTGTGTTTTTTGACAAGCGGTGGTTCTTTACGTCGCAGGGTGCGCTCAACTATGTGACCAGCGTGCCGGTAAGCGGCGTCATCAACCTGTACGGCGCCACCACTGGCGGCCTGTTCAAGCTGTATACCAGCAGCACGGTAGGCGCGAGCGTCATTATCCGTAGTGCGCTGTGGCCGCTGACGGACCCTATTAGGGACAAGCAGGCGTTGAAGTTTGGCGTGGAAACCACGTCATCGGTGCTTGGCAATGTTACGGTGTCCATCGACAGTGAGACGCGCAGTTCTACCGCAGCCAATCCAGGCACCACGCTTGCGTCGTTTGCAACGTGGGTTAACAACGCTGGAACCACGATAACGTGGACAAACAACAGTTCTACCGTTATCAATTGGTTCAACAACGGGTATCAGCTTTATAAGGGCGATGCTCAGCAATACGGAAAATATTTGGGTTTGACGTTAACGTCTGATACTGGCATTTACACGTTGAACACGCTGGAACTCGAATACGAAATGAGGGCTAGGTTCTAATGGCACTGCCAATCACAATCCCCAACACGTTTGCCGGCGCTACCAGCGCCATTCCCTTGTCGCAGTTGGATAACAACTTTACGACTGTGGTGAACGGCGTCAACGGCATTGGCAACGGCACTAACAGCCTGGCTAACGTGTCGATCACTGGCGGCAGCATTGCCAACGTGACGCTGACCGGCACTGTGACGGCGCCCACAAATGGCTACCGGCGTAACCGCATCATCAACGGCGGCATGGCTATTGACCAGCGCAATGCGGGTGCGTCTCAGACGTTTACGGCTGCGGCGGCCTTGGCTTACAGCGTGGATCGTTGGTACGGCTATTGCACTGGCGCTAACGTGAC